ATGGCAGAGCAAGATATTAGAGAAGACCAGATGACTATAACTAATACAGTGGATTATGTAAGGGGATTGAAAGGTAAGGACAGCGTGCTTATGGCTATAAGTACGTTATTTTTAGATGTAATGAAAGAACGTGGTTATTTAACTTATAATTCTGAAGACGCAGTAAATAGCGCCATAATTCCCGGTTCATATTCCCACGGAGGCCCTATTATTGGAACAAGTGGCAAGCACGGTATATTATTGGTCTTGAAATCCAATACTTATATTGTTCAACTTGATTTTAATTTTGACAATAAGTTTTTCTTTCGATATTCATCGAATAATGGTTCTACCTGGAGCGATTGGAAGTCAGTAACTCTTACTTAATCTGGAGGATTCATTGTACCCTTCTATTTCTTGCCGAATCCTTTGCCCCTTAAATGTGTGAATATTATGGCAGATGATATTAGAGAGAATGCGATGGCTGGTGGAACGCCAGCACGGCTGCGTGGGCTGGATGCAAATGGTAATAGCATATCACCGACAATTCAAGAGGTGGCAGAAACTTTCGGTAAAGGATATGCTGCAGATTTGAATAACGAAACAGATTATGGAATTTCTGGCATGTTTAACGCTGATACTATTAATCATCCACCCATTTCATCAGATACTATTTTTGGCATATACTCAAATCATAGAGCAAAATATATAACAGAAGGAGTGTTTTTGTATCAAATAGCTGTCCCAGAAAATATGATAGGAATGTATGTAAGACGATGCTGGAATGGGAATTGGAGCGAATGGAAGTCAGTAACTCTTACTTAAAACTGTGGAATTATTCCACAATACCGTGGAGCACTCCACAATATTCCACAGTATTGTTAAAAGAGGATTTTGCCTTATATTAATGAAAATGAATGCAATATTGTTGCGCAATCATTCTGGTATCAATTTTGTACTATGGTTTATGTCTTAAAAGTTATCAGTAACTTGTAGTTGTTATGGTTAGACAATAGGTATTAGTTGCATTAAGGTTTAAAGACATTTTGTTCATATTGATTTTCATTCGGAAACTCTCTTTGTTTGGCATTGCATCCCGGTCTGTGAAGTATCGGGATGTTTTTACTTAGATGGTTGCTGTTTCCGACTAAATACTGTAACTTTGTATAGTTAGCCGATATACTACTTAACTAATACTATTTTATTCTTTGGAATAATGAAAGTATTCTCGGTCTGTGAAGATCGGATGCTTTTGGTGGGTAATGCCGCCAATTATTCCAGTTAAGTGTTTAGGTTTTATGCAGTCTACCCCATGAATGGACTGCATTGACAAGAAGTATTCTGCCCGTTCTGACCGAGATGGCCGGAACGGGCATAACCAGAATGAAAATCCACATGGCTTGCAGAACCACTATCATAAGGTACCAATCCTTTTTAAAACTATGTATGTTTCAGTGCTTCTGTTGTTTTTGATAAAAAAGCTACCATTTGTCGTTTTTCGACCGAAAGCAACACCTTTAGTCCCATCTGTATAATCACAGTAAAAATTTGAACCTGCATCTGACACAAAACCTTTTGAATAGGAACCAAAAGCAAATATAGCAGTTGCTGCATTGTTGGGGGATGCAAGCAAATACATACCGTACCCCAAGTCGCCAAGGTCTTTTTCCTCTTTTGCCGCCAATGTAAAGCTATAGGTATATATTCCCATCGCATTCATTACCTCTTCCAATGTCGGTGATATGCTATTACCATTTGCATCCAGCCCACGCAGCCGTGCTGGCGTTCCACCAGCCATCGCATTCTCTCTAATATCATCTGCCATAATATTCACACATTTAAGGGGCAAAGAACACGGCAACATAAAGGTTATGCAATTTCCAAAGCTTTATTCAGTAAAAGATATAGATTTCCAAGATGTCCAAAGACTGTCTCTATAATTATATACTCTAAATTTTATAGAATCTCCAGTATATGATACTTTGAGTTGAAAATAATATCCCACTACTTCTATTGATAAGAACATGCCATTAATGCCTGAGCCGTCACTTGTTCCGAAGGAATACCCGAAACATATTCCAACGTTTTTCAAATCATTATCGCCTACACTACCTACACTTTTTATAGTCTTCGATAGTAATGTGGACAATGCTATTAATACACTTGTTTTACCACTTAATCCTCGTACATAATCTACGCTATTGGCTACAGTCATCTCATTTTCCTTAACATCTTGTTCTGCCATAACTATTGCATATTTAATGGGCAAAGGATATGACGGAAAAATATAAGGTAAGAAAACCTCTTCCTATTTGGTAAACTAAATAGATTTATTCTATAAATGTAAAGGCAACAATTTGAGCGATATTCTTTGTGTTTTTGATAACATATTTAGCGCCAGCCTTATTGCTAAATACGCAGATACGGTCTTCAACTTCTGAGAAGAAATTAATCCCCCCAGCTTCAGCTATCACAATCCCAGTTCCATCTCCTAAGATAGTCGCAACAGCCTTTCCATACGATATAGAGGCATTTTGTATCATAATCAATCCGGAGCCATAGGGCAATTCATACTGTTCTCCTGGAGAAAGGGAGAGTGATTTATGTAATATGCCTCTTTGCGTCATTAGAGATGAAGGAATAATCAACACACTATCTTTCCCTTTCATTCCTCTTACATAGTCTACACTGCTGACTACAGTCATCTGGTCTTCCCTAATATCTTGTTCTGCCATACCTTGTACGTTTAAGGGGCGAATCCTCCGGATTATGAAAACTTTATGTTCGATGCTTTATTAATTGCATATAAATTCTTACTTTTAAAGGAGAAAAACAGAATCCTATGAATTACGGTTACATCAGAGTGAGCAGTGAGAAACAGACCGTTGAAAACCAACGGTACGAGATAACTGAATACTGCAAGCACAAGGGGCTCATTATAGATAAGTGGATTGAAGAGAGTGTGTCTGGTGCCAGGCATCCCAATGTACGGAAATTAGGCAAGATACTGAATACGATAGACAAAGGCGATACCATATATGTTACGGAACTTTCAAGGCTTGGACGCTGTGCGTATATGGTTATAGCTATCATATCTCATTGTCTGATTGCCAAAGCCAATATTGTAGAAATCCGTGATGACAAGCTTATTAAAGATGATTCAGATTCTGTGCAAGATACGTTTTTAAAGGTCTTATTTGCTCAAAGGGAGTGAGAAGATATATCAAGGAGAACCAAAGCCGGACTTGCCAGGCGGGTAGCCATGGGGATGAAGCTTGGGCGAAAACCAGGTGTTCAGAATTCCCATTATAAATTGACTGGAAAGGAACGGCTAATAAAAAAGATGTTTGAATACGGATATTCCAAAGCTGCCATTTGTAGAAGGCTGCAATGTAATCCGATAACTTTGGATAGGCATCTTATAAGGATGTGCTATTTTCTACCTTGTAATTGAGTTTTATATCTTTGCGTGAAAAATGATTTACGCGTATATTAGAGTCAGTACAGATAAACAAACAGTTGAGAATCAGAAATTTGAGATAGGGAGGTTTTGTAAGATAAGAGAACTGCAAATAGACAAATGGGTGTCGGAAACCATATCCGGTACCAAGTCTGCAAAAGAACGGAAGCTTGGCACCTTACTAAAGAAGCTCAAGAAGGGCGATACCCTTATTTGCTCTGAAATTAGTCGTCTTGGGCGTCGTCTGATGGAAGTGATGAGCATTCTAAACACTCTCATGCAAAAAAAAATCACTGTTCTGACTGTAAAGGAGAAGTATGAGTTGGGTAACAATATACAGTCTCAGATACTTGCCTTCGCTTTTGGTCTGTCAGCTCAGATTGAGCGTGATTTGATTTCGCAACGGACCAAAGAAGGTCTTGCCAGGCGTGTTGCCGAAGGACAGAAATTAGGGCGGCATAAGGGTGGGCATAACTCGCATTACAAGCTGACGGGCAAAGAAGGATTGATTAAAACTATGCTTGAATACGGATATTCTAAAGCTGCCATTTGTAGAAAATTGAAATGCAATCCTAAAACATTGGATGACCATTTAAAAAGGATGCAATAAGTAATCGGATTTCAAATATAAATTCCTATATTTGCTTGTAGAAATGTATATAAATACCAAGAGCTTAGTGGCGACTTATGTTGTCATCGAGCTCTTTTTTTATGTCCTTTTTCAAGGTTGTGGAAGCAATTACTTTTGCTGTCACGGGATGTCAGTGGAAAATTGTAATTCAACAACTTGTTTGATTTCGTCTGATGTACATTTGTACAATGTCGGACGTTTGTATGGTTGGTTACTAAATATTACACCCTACTCGTCACAAGCAGGGTGTAATTGGACTTTATAAATTAGATAAGTTTTCAAAAAACGGTACAAATATAGTTTTTAATGTTTATATAAACAAGGATGAAATAAATGGTTGGGGGCAGTGATTGTAGAATGTTGGTGTATTTGATGATGCCTTGCTTTTTTCGTACACGGGGCATTCATATAAAAAACCGTCCTACCTCACGGTAGAACGGAATTTTTGCAGGGAATTAGAGAGAAGTATGATGTTGCGGTATGAAGTTTACTCCCTGCGCAGATTTATAAAGCTTCGCATCCGGTTTGCTCTCACGAACAAACCAGGACACAGTCGAATTAAAAAATTGTTTATGAGAAACAAAGATACTCATTTTTATCGAGATATGCAGGATACAAGAAAAATACGTCCGACCAGTCGCAGGCAAGACGTATTACAATCTGCTATATAAAATTTGTTTATGAAACGTTGCAAATATAACCTTTAATATTAAAAAAAACAAATGGAAATAGACATTGCAAACATGGTCAGCGCCCTCGGATCTTTGGCGGCTGCCTATTTCGCCTACAACCAGTACACTAAGAACAAGATGACGGATTTAAAAGTGGAGTACTTCAAGAAAGAAGAGGAAAGGAAAAGTTACCGTAGGAGTGAGAACTCGGCCAGGGTGTTCGGTGAGCTTTGGAGGGTTCTTTATGAAACGAAAGCGGACCGGGTGTATATCGTCCAACCTCATCCTTTGGGACATGTGGCGTTCCTTAGTATACAGTTCGAGGTGAAGCGTAAGGGCATTGCCGGTATGCGTGAGAATATCCAGTCGCTTCCCATGAGTGAGGTGGCGGTATTTGCGAAAAGCCTTGCGGAGAATCTTTTCATGTTCTATTCGGATATTGACAGCCAGGTCAAGGATAGGGTTGTCAAATCATTACTCTCGACGAACGGATGCCGCAGTGTTGCCATCAAGAGGCTCAATTCCTCCCAGGATTGGGTTGGCAATATCTTTTGTGAGTTTACTGATGATACCGGGATGGGTGAGGACGAACTTCACAAAGTATTGCATGAGGCGGCGGTGAATATCCAGTACATCCTTCCGGAGTTCAGGGAGGTCAAATTATGAAAAAGGAAGGTGTTTCACAACGGCTCCCTTTCCCTTAATACTACACAACTTAAAGTTTAAACAAAGGCGTTTGCAAATATATTGTATTTTTATGTAAAACCAAAAATCAAGGAGGAAAATAAGAATGGCGAATGTGTATAAATTAGCGCCGTTTATCCTAAAGTGGGAAGGCGGTTTTGTAAATGACCCTGACGATTTGGGAGGGGCTACGAATATGGGTGTGACTATCGGCACGTGGAAATCATGCGGCTATGACAAGGACGGTGACGGTGATATAGACGTGGATGACCTGCGTTTGCTTACCCGTGAGGATGTCGTTAACCGGGTGCTCAAGCCGCATTATTGGGACAGATGGAAAGCTGACGATATTAAATCGCAATCAGTTGCTAATATCCTTGTCGATTGGGTGTGGGCATCCGGTGCACACGGAATAAAGATACCTCAACGCTTGCTTGGTGTTTCTGTAGATGGCATTGTTGGACCTAAGACACTTGCTGCGGTGAATGCCAGGAACCCGCGTGAGTTGTTCGACATGATTAAGATTGCACGGTTCGACTTCATTGAGGATATATGCAGGAAACGTCCGGCTAACAATAAATTCAAGAGAGGCTGGATGAACCGTATAAATGACATTGCCTATGTTGGCTAAGGTTATGAACTGGGTAAGCCGGCATATATTGCTGGCTCCTTTCATGTGTCTGTTCCTATTGTTATCATGTGGCAGCTCTCATAAAACTGTCAAGTCCGATGCAGAAGTAATCAGAAAGGACAGCACGAGTGAATCGGTCGATATCGTACATGGGGCAAGTACCTCTTTGAGCGAACTCATTACCGCTAATGGTAACTATGTGATTGATTTCCGTATCTATGATACAAGAAAACCGCCCGACAGCCTGACCGGGAAATCTCCGTTATTGGCTGACGGTCATGTAGAAGGTGATTTCAATAAGAAGGAGGATAGACAGACGGTAGTAGCCGATACTACGAGTGTCAAGGCTGATAAAAGAACCATTTCCAATACCCGTGAGGAAAAACGGTCAGAAACTATAAAAGAAAAAAAAGAATCCACCTTGCTTAAACAAATTGGTTTTGCTTGTGTTTGTGTAACCGTTTTGATTGTCGTTATGCTGATAGTAAAACATTGGCGCAACAGACAATCTTCATCATAAGACTTTAAATTTATAAATTGGACTGCTCTGGCTTGCGAAAGTCGGGGCAGTTTTATATGTTTACTGTACAATGCAGTATTTATAAAATATCCTTGTATTTTTTCAAGGCATTGCTCTTCATTTCATTCTCCTCCTTGGTTAGGGCGAACCCCATATACTTGCAGGTATGGTCGTTACGCAGGATACATATACACATACGCTTATAGGTGGGAATTTCTCGGAACTCTTCTATGTCAATGTCATCCAGGTAGTCCATTCGTACTGGTTTCTTGTCTGTCCTATAGTTGGTGCTGTCACCTACCTGGATGGGGATATTGCGGTCTTTCAGCTTCTGTATGACTTCATCACTGAGAACTCCACCCTTTTCCTTCCAAAATTTGATACTGGTTTCCAGCTTGGCCTGGTATCTTCTCCTGGTATGTTCCGGCAGGGTCGAAAGCAGGAATTCCATGAATGACTTCCAGGTATATCCATCCGGCAGACGTATCGCTCTCCTTCCTGCCGCACGGGTATTGCCGTAAAGTCCGGCAAAGCCGACTCCGTTTACACGTCCTATCATCCGTCCCCAAGTATTGGGGTCAATGACTTTATACAAGGCAAGGCTCTCAATGGCCTCACTGATGAATGGACTTGCCACCCGTTGCCGGTCAAGGCTTACCCCGGCTTGGTAGTAGAGGTCGTATAGTTTATTGTAATCCCATCGGAATTTGCCGTTGGCAATCCATATATCCTCCGTTTTCCAGTCGAACAGTGGGTATAGGTTATACACACCCTCACCGATTTTCGTGCTCCATTGGTAATCCTTATATTGCTCTTTCACACCTCGATAGATTGTGCGCCAACGGTTGTAGCTTTCTTGGGTACGTATGCCCACCAGACAGCAGGTACGCCGTGCAGCTTTCCGTTGATGGAGCCAACGGGAAAACTCTGTCTGAAATTCATAGTCCCACATCCTGCGGTTATAGAAAGGGAAATCGTCTACAGTCATTGCGCCCTCCGGCATTTCTCTGACCCATGCTTCCTTTTTTGCTTCGTCCCAGGGACGCCAGTAGTTCTGGTACATGGAGGTACAGGTCGTTACACGGAAAGGCACGCAGACACGGTACACGTCCAGCATGTCCTTGTTTGCCTCCAATACCCGGTCCACATAGTCAATGGTCATACTGTACTGTATCTCATAGTCCATGTGGAACACTCCAATCCTGCGCTTCAGCCGGTTCCTACGCATATAGTCCAGACATAGGTTCAGCAACACTCCGCTATCCTTTCCACCTGAAAAGGAAATGTATATATTGTCGAACTCTTTAAAAATCACTTCCAGTCTTTCCTGGATTAATTCATATACATTCTTTGGGCTCATATGGTGTAAAAAATTATAAGTAGTGACAAAATTAATGCAAAGCCTCAATATTTCCTATAACTTCGGCTTCTATATCATTTGTAATTGGCTTCAATTATCTATATTTGTGCAGGCTAATTCATAAAAACATAAATAGCAATTATGGCAGAAGAAAGTAAATATTCCTATGACGAGGAATCCGTCAAGGCAATAATCGAATGGGCACAAACAACCCAGTTACCCAAGGAGGTGATGCTAAGTGAGGCAGAACATATTTTTGACACCTCTATGTATGTTAATGCGAATATCTGCGATATTAAGCAGCACTATCCGGATGCTTTCTACAATCCGGCCATTGATAGATTGTATCGGTTGAAGGAATTTATTGAGTCAAACAATTAACTATATAGAAATGACATTTCCTATTTTAGACATAGAAAAAAGTAGCGTTGAAAAATATTTGAGTAATATGGTTCAAGACTCAAATCATCGCTTTAAATCATGGGAATATTGCTATACGGCATTCGGTAATTTAGATTCAGTAGACTATTTATCTCTTCACCTTGCTTTTTATTTAGCGAGTTGGGGAATGTATAGAGGTAGTTGTGGAATACTTTGGAAAGATTATACGATTCATATGGATGCCGTAAACATAATAAGGAAATTTCATTCCCTACGAAAAGAATGGTTTACAATGGATGATGTTTCTCAAATAATGAAGTTGTACAATGCGCTCAAAGATTACTACAGTAAAATCACATATTATAAACCGGAAAATAAGACTTCATCCTTAAACCTTGCTGCGACAGATACTCTGATTACTAAAATCATGTTGGGAACCATTGGCTGTGTTCCTGCATTGGATGACTTGTTTAAGCGGGCATTTCATTGTCAAGGCAAGCAGTTTGACGAAGAATTATTAAAGCGGATAATTGATTGTTCTCAGAGCAATAAAGATACAATACAGCAATGCCAAAGATATATTTCTGAAAAACTTCACTACCACTATCCATCAATGAAAGTTGTAGATATGTGTTTTTGGCAAAAGGGATTCGATGATTTAAAAAACAGAGTAACCAAGAATGGCAAAATTAGATGAGGTTTTAAAATTAGTGAGATTATACGAAGAGAAGTATCGTCACCCAAGTCTTACACGTTTTTCAGTTAGTAACAAGTATGATTTGTTTCCTGGGAAAGAGAATATGGAAAACTGCTGGCCCCAATGCTACCCATATGCCGATAGGCCTGGAGTCTATTTGATTATGGACGATAAGGACAATGTGCTATATATAGGTAAATCATCCGTTGCCATTGGCAGAAGGCTTGGAAGTTATTTTTGTTATGATGGTGAAGGGAAATGCCGGGTTAGAAGCCCTTATTGGAGCACGTCACCTAAATATATTGCAGCTATTGCGGTTCCATTTGATTCGGCTTTTGAATGTGCCGCTTTAGAAGAATTCTTATTAGCCAACGTGCAGACGACTGATAATTCCATTTTTCAAAGATAAAAATGAATATGACTTTTGTTGAATAAAGCATGATTCTTTAATATGGCAGAACTCAAATATACGTATGCTCTTGATAAGAATGAAAATTGCATTGGTATTGGAAATGCTCAGAAAGGAATAGAATATCGATGTCCTCATTGCAAAGGAGAAATGGTTGTAAAAGAAGGTTCTATTAAAGTAAAGCATTATGCTCATAAGATAAGACCGCAAAACTGTAGCTACGAAACTTATCTTCATGCTCTTGCCAAGAAAAGAATTGAAGAGTGGTTTAATTCAGATAGTGCATTAAATATCTCTTTTAGAACAAAAGATAGATGCTCTAATTTTGAACATTGTCTATGGAATCATGATGACTATACTTCTTATTGTGAGAAAAAATCGAGCCGATCTTTTAACTTAAAGAATTATTACAATGTAATCACTCGAGAAAAAACATATAAAGGTTTCCGGGCTGATTTACTTCTTTCTGATTCTGAAAATAGACATGAGCCTATTTTTATTGAGATTTTAGTTTCACATCAATGTGAGAAGGAGAAGATAGAATCTGGGATGCGTATTATTGAAGTTGCTCTAAGCTCCGAATATGAATTAGACGATATTATAAGAAATGGAATAATTTCAGAAGATGAAACAACAATGTTTTATAATTTTAGGCGTAAAGATGGGATTACTAGAACATGTGGGATGCAACTCAATAAATTCGTATTATTAGAATCAATGAAAGGTTTATATAAGCGTATTAGTTGTAATGAATATACCCATCGATATTCATCTGCTATATTTGAGATTACATTCGATTATTATACTAATCGTACTATAGATCCTTTGACTTTTGGTTGGGTAATTGCCTATAAAAATTATGAAAATGTGAGAAATTGTTTCTTATGTAAATATTATAAAACGAATTATTATACGAGCGAGAGGATATGTTGTTTGTATAAGAAAAAAGGTATTGAAAGGCATTGCAAATCCAGTGAGGCTTTAAGATGTAATGAGTTCAGTATTGATAAAAATATTATAAATGAAAACTGTGATTATTTATCATATATTACATATAATATCTGGAAAAAAGGTATGGGGAATGAGGGAATAGATTATATAAAAGGAAAGGTAGCCCAATAAGTTGCCTTTTCCTTTGTTCATATTTCAGTAACAATTCATACCTTGTATATGACATGTCGGGGCTTTTTCGTTTGCGTGCCTTTTCTTTTATAAAAATTCCCTCAAATCACGTAGGGAATTTCAGAAACACATTTGTCTTTATAGTAGAATCCGGTGTATAGTGTTAGTATAGTCCTTCTTTCAGCCATTGCAGTTTCTTTATACTGGATTTACAGAATGTTCCAACATTGTGTGCTCTAATTGATTGTAGATATTGAAAGGAACATGCTGGACCTCAGCTTTTATGCGGCTGAGGTTTTGTCGGAGATAAGAGTACGTTGTTGAACGTGCGATGGAAATATGTGTTTAACCAAATTATTAGTTATGAAAAAAGTAATTTATATGGTAATTGCATTTGCTATGGCTTTAGCCGGGTTATTTATGCTTATGTTTATGTCATTTGATTAGTGAATGTCTGTTTGTTGACTGTTTTATAGAAGGGGCAGCTTATTCAGCTGCCTTGTTCCATTTCCCAGGAATTAAGTAATCCATATTGTGTAATTATTCCCCATGTGTGGTACTCAGTTCCACATATTTCCACACATAATTATTCCTTCTTGTTTTTATAATATGCTGATGTATAATGTATTATGTACTGATGTACATCATGGCATATCGTTTGTCCTATAGTTAATACAAAAACTATATTTATTTACTTAAAACTTACGATTATGAAAAAAGTATTGGTAGCATTAGCAATGGTTATGGGATTAGGCAGTTCAGTAGCATTTGCTTACGTGGTTTCTGGAACACAGTCTGTAGAGCAAACTCAGCAAAATCCTCAGGATGAGTTCACAAAAGTGGAAGTAAAAGACTTGCCTCAGGCAGTTATGAATGTCTTGGCTAAGGACTATGAGGGGGCTGTAATAAAGGAGGCTTTCATTTCCGAGAAAGAAACCGGTAAGATTTATAAGGTTGTGTTGACCATCACCAAGGAAAATCAATCCACTGAAGAAGTAACGGTACTTCTGAATGAAAAAGGAGAAACTGTAGAATGAATAGAAACTCTGTAGTGGTTCGGATTCATCTACAGAGATGATTCGAGATGCTTTTATGTCTATCTCGTTAATGCGAAAGGGGCGGCTGAATAGTCGCTCTTTTTGTTTATATTGTAATAATTGTTCGTTTCTTTTTTGTCAGAAATTCCTATTATAGAGGGTTGTTTTATACAAAATAATGTTTATATTTGTATTCTAATCCCTATTGTATTATGAATGACAAACAACAACTTCTAATTGATTGTATTTCCCTTCTTCCCGTTATAGGCATTCTGGTTTTGATAACTGTTGCCAATGACCAGCTTGTTACTATGGTTGCTGCCTATGTGCTTTGCGGAGAACTCTTATGTGTATTGGTTAGCAGGATATTAAATTTGTACTATATTGATGTGGCTTTTGTTTGGTTGGGTGGGATTATGCTTTGGCTGTGGTATTGGCTCTGGTTGGAGTCAAGCCATGTAGTGATGGAGATTGTGGAAAAGGCAGTTGAATGAATCGCTTCTTTTTCAGTAAAAATCCCCGTAGCGGCTCAACTACGGGGATGGTGTCAAATAACAGAGTATCAATATGAGATACTAAGTGAGCCTATTTTTTGAGATATGTCTTGTAGTGCATTGTTGAATGTCTGTAATTCTTCTTTAGTAAAGCGTGCCGGTTTCCCGTTTACCAGATTGCCATTTAACCTCTGATATAACCACGAACGGCTCTTGTTGAAATACTTTTTCGCAAGATAGCTTAGAGAAACTATTTCGGCAACTTCTTGTAATTGCAATTTGATTGCACTTTCTTCTATAACGTCCAGTTTCCTATCAATGTTCTGTAAGCGTTCTGATACGAAATCTGCAATAGCTTTTTTATCTTCTTCCGAATTGTACTTGGCGGCTATTTCTCTCATTTTGGTATAGAACTCTGGAGAGTCTGTACCAAGTAGTGGCTTTAATGCCAGTAATTCATCTTTCAGTGTCATATATTTGTTTTTTAGTGCCCTCTCCGGAGAGAGGGACTTTGTTTTACTTCTTTTTTTCTAACTCTTTCAATATTTTGTCGATTGTCAGTAATCGGTCTAATCTTTTATCAATCTCTTTTTCTTGGTTAGTTCCGGTAACTTCGGCAATAAACCTTAGCTGGTCTAATTCTTTTTTGAGGAATGCTCTTTGTATAAGCAGGTCCTTTTTAATTTGTTCGTTACTCATGTTGATAACTTTTGTTATTTGACATTACAAAGATAATAATCTTTTGGTTATTAAACAACTATTGCATGAATTATTTTCGTTATTTCGCATATTTTTTCCATATTTGCAGTGCGTTACATACTTTATTGAATAGGAGGAATAGTAATATTCCGACCGTAGAGCTACTGGTGATAAATTTTGCCAGTAGCTTGTTCATATACGGTTCCGACCCCCGTGTGATAGCTTAATGGTTTCACTGTATCCTCCTATTTGAGAATATGTAACGCAACGGGAAAGCGGAACCGTTCTTTTTTCCGCTTCTTATTCTTAATCCGGTTGCATTATGGGTAAATCTGAATCATCCTTCCCGAAGCTCACGAAGTCCTTTATTGGTTACGGTCACTATCAGCTGACAGTCACGTTTTCCGATTGTGTGAAAACCGCGCTGACGGGAAATATGGACTTAATAGACCGCTTGAACTCCGACATAGAAAAGGAGAGGGAAGAAGCTACTGCCGAGGCAATAGCTTTCGTCCAAGAACAATCACTTTAG